AGCTCATCCCCGGCACCACCGACTCTAACCGCACAGTCGTACAGGATGGTCAGTGCGTAGGCTACCGCTACAAGGTATCTCCGTACATCGACTACTCGATTGCCTCCAATGGCGTTGCCACCAAGGACAAGGTTGGCGACACTCCTGTACGCTACATCGGTATCGGTCACTTCGGCTACCTGAACGAGCAGGTGTACGCTGATGGCATCGAGTTCAACGTGGACGGAACCTCTCAGGAGAACTTCGACCGCAACGTCATCGCCCTCGGAATGGGTCTCGACTACTCACTGGTTGAGCTGTCAGGAAAGGTGAACGGCGGCAACGGCACTCCGCAGGCCTTCAAGCTCATCAAGCTCGTGGAGCCAGCCAGCTCTAATGAGATTGGCGGCTAAACCCTCTCACAGAGTGAATCAAGGTTCATAGTTTCTTGATAAGCGGCTGGCGGGAGCCTCCGATGCGCAGCAAAGGTTGTGCGCCCGCCAGCTTAATTATTAACCCGTCACATTGAATATAGAATGAGTCTCATTACCGATGCCATCTTTGTGAAGGCGCTGCGACAGAATGCGGAGCTCATCGCGGCACTGCCTGCCGGTGATGTCTATAACACCGCCATCGCGCTGCCCGACGAGGATGCCGACAACGCGCCGCTGCCCTATGTGATCGTGTCCTTTGACGGCCTGAACAACCAGGACTTCACGAAGGACAACGACTACGACGGGCTGACCGACACCGTGACCATCGGCATAGAGATAGCCGCCGAGACGCGTCCACGGCTGGGCGAGCTGGCCGTGATGGTGCGCAAGACCATCGCCGACTACTTGCGCGAGCACTCGCAGGACACCGAGGACGAAGACTACCCTCTCATCCCCAACGCCTACACGATGCAGGCGCAGGCCGTGCAGTATGACTCGCTGAAGCCCTGCTACTGGCAGCGACTCGCGTTTCAGTGTGACACAGACCCCGACTAATTCACTATGGCAAAAGAGAAGGAACAAGAGCAAGAGCAGCAGGTGGCCACGGTCACTGCCGCACCCGAATCCCCCGTTATCCTCCGCGCCAAGAGCCGCGAGGAACTTGACACCCAGTTCCAGGAACTGAAGGCCAAGCACGAGGGCAAGACTCTCACCGCTGGGGCCGTAGCCCGCTCGAAGGACGACGGCACCTACATTCTCAGGATTGACCTTATATAATCAAAAAAAAGAAATAAAATGACAACATTAAAGGGCCAAAACATACGCATCCTGACGCAGGACGGCACCAAGTTCAAGGTTGTAGGCAAAAGCACCAACTGTACGGTTACTCTGACTGGCAACAGTGACGACGGCTCGACGAAGGACGACGTTGCTCTGGCGAGCAAGCCCGAGATTACGTCGAAGTCGTGGAGTGTGAGTGTGGAGTCTCTGGACGTGACCGATGCCGGTGCGCTTCTGACGGCCATCAAGAACATGACCCCGTTCACGCTTATCTGGGACGAGACGGCCACAGCCGACAACCAGACGGCACAGGCAGCAGGCTTCGCCCGCAGGGGGCAGGCCTACCTGAACGACGTGACGTTTACCTGGAACGACCGGGAGAACAGCACGAAGCAGTTGCAATTCACCGGCAGCGGCGCGCTGGAGAAGGTCAGCACCGCACCCGAGATGCAGCTTGTCACCGTGGATGGTGCCTATACTAAAGGCCAGTTTGTTCGCCTGTTTCTGGGCAGTGACAACAGTGCGGTGCCCGCGAAGATTTTGGCAGCTGCCAAGTCACTCTCGCTGCATGTCAGCATGAGTCTTGAGGACGCGACGACAAAGGACACGACTGGTGACTGGCAGGTTCAGGAGCCAACGTCTCTGACTTGGGACATCAGCTCTAACGCGCTTGTGAGGAGTGGTGACACCATCACCTCTACCGTATTGGGTCAGGACTTCGCCTCTGTTGAGGACATCTACGAGGCGAGTGCTCCCGTGAAGTTCCAGATTGCGAACGTGAGTGGGGCGAACAACCGCACGAAGGGGGCGGTGATATGCTCTGGGTCGGTCGTTATTACGCAGCTGACGCTGAATGCACAGAACAGGCAGAATGCCACCTACAGTACTACGCTGTCTGGGTATGGCATGTATACGGTAGGTGCATGAGGCGGAATGGGGGACTGCGGCAGTGCCGCAGTTTACTCGACAGAGATACTTGAAGAGGGTGAAGAAGGGCTGCGGAAATACCGCAGCCTACGGAACCTGAGGCGGAATGGTGGACTGCGGCAGTGCCGCAGTTTACTCGACAGGACACGGAGCCGGCAGGCCGCAGTTTACTCGACAGAGAAGGACGAAGGGGAAGGGGCTGCGGAAATACCGCAGCCTACGGAACCTGAGGCGGAATTGGGGGAATGGTCTTTCCCAGTGGGGGAGAGAAAGAAGGTTGAAAGGCTGACTCTCTCCCCCCTGTTTTTAGGAGGACAAGGACATAAAAAAAAGAACAATTTTAAAAAAAAAGAAACCATAAAGGAAGAAACTATGAATGAGAAAGAGACGATTGTGATTGACGGGAAATCGTATGACGTTGACCTGAACTTTGGGACGCTTGTGGACTTTGAGGAGATGAGCGGAAAGAACATCTTCGAGGAGGATTTCTCGGGCATGAAGTCGCGTATGGCACTGGTGCTGAGTGCGATGAAGAGCGGTGGGTATCGTGGCAGCGACGACATTCTGACGAAGAGCAAGGACTGGCGCGGGATTCTTGGAGCGTACACGAAGGTGATGGCGATGGTGACCGCCTTCTTCAAGGTGCCTGACATTGTGCAACGAGAGGAAGTCGATGAGGTCCATGTCGATGCCGACGAGAAGGACAAGGGAAACTGAGAAGCGCCCACGAGCTATACACTGTGCTTGTGGGCGAGATAGGCATTGATAGGAACTGCTTTCTGAAGGAGCTGAGGTGGTGGGAGGTTCGTAGCATTATACGCGGATACAACCGCAGACAGCGGGAGATGTGGAGTGCGACGCGGTGGCAGACGTATCGCCTGATGGAGGTGTCGATGGCAGACCTGAAGAAAGCCGGTATAGAGAAGCCAGCCGACCTGCTGGTGTTTCCATGGGAGGAGACAGAGCGGGGAGAAGTGAACGAGAGCGACATCAAGGAGCTTCAGGAGCTGATGGATGGTGGCTTGGTGTGAGGTTTTGGGGGCGGTGGCCCCCTTTTTTGTTTTTCGGGGCGGGACTGCGGCAGTGCCGCAGTTTACTCGATAGGAAATGGGAGGGGCCGGCATGATATGCCGGGGAATGAAAAGAAGAGGGGCTGCGGAAGTACCGCAGCACACGGAAACTGAGGGAGGGGGGAAGGGAAAGCAGAGGCGGTGCCTCTGCCTACGCCAAGCTCGGGGGTGGGCTGTGGGTTCCGGTGCTTGGGTAAACCTGTGGGGGTGTTTTGTCGGGATTATATGATACGAGGGGACTTGAACGTATTGGAGAGGCAGAAGGCTGCGTTGCAGGCCTGTCTGATAGTGGACTCGAAGCTGGGAGAAAGGCTTCGTGAGATTATCGGCGAGGAGATGAAGAAGGCTCGTGACGAAGTTGTGAAGAGCATCCAGTTCAAGAACGGCGACCCTCGCGGTGCTGCGCAGTCTGTGAGGCGTATTGTCTACAAGCGCATCCTTGGCGGTAATATCAACATCCTGAACAGGCAGACGGCCGGGCGTCCCAACAGCTACGAGGCGCCACGGAAGCTGGTTCCTGGTCATCGTGGCGGGAACAGGATGGTGCGGAGCAAGCGCACGGATGACATCTTGCACTACGGACCTGTGGACAGAGGGTTTATTCTGAGGATGGTGAACGCTGGGACCAATCCCCGCTATGCCAACGGGAGGAACGTGACCGGTGGGAAGAACAGGAACCTCAGCAAGCTGATGAAGCTACAGGAGGAAGGCGACTGGTATCGCGGTTCTATCAGCGGACGGAACTTCTTTGGTCGGGACGGTCAGAAAGCGCTTGATAAGGCGATGGAAGGGCTTGTGAAGATGATTGACAGGGAAGTGGAGAAAGTTTTATCTGAGAACTGAAGGGGCTGCGGAAGTACCGCAGCACACGGAACCTGAGGCAGGGGGAAGGGAAAGCAGAGGCGGTGCCTCTGCCTACGCCAAGCCCGGGGAAGGGACTGCGGCGGTGCCGCAGTCTACTCAACATACTCGTCATATAAAAATAAAGACAAAAGATGGCTGAATCGGTATTAAAACTTGTTGTTGAAGGGAGAGAATATGAAGCGTCGCTGAAGCGTGCGAAGGAAGGTCTTACGGCGTTGCAGCAGTCGCTGTCGGCCTCTGGCCGGTCATTGCAGTCGGCCGACAAGGCGGTTGTGGACTATGTTCGCGAGCTTGGTCGGATGGACACATCGTGCAAGACGGCGAAGGGCCGTATTAACGAGATGTCGAGTGCGTTCATCGAGCTGTCGCTGCAATACAAGAAGATGACCGACCAGGAGAAGAAGTCGCCTTTCGGCCAGGCGCTGAGCGCATCGCTCGACCAGCTGCGCACGCGCACCGTCAATGCCAAGCGCGAGCTGGAGGAACTGAACAACGAGCTCAGCACCACACAGAAGGGTGGTGGTGGCGGTGGGCTGTTCAGCGGTGACAAGCTGAGCGGCATGTTGCAGGTGGCAGGCGGCAACCTCATGGCAAAG